GCACCAATGCCGTGGTCAATTTTCTTTCACGGAGGATATGCAATCCATGCAACAGGTGAAGTTGAACGTCTTGGATCTCCAGCATCTCATGGTTGTGTTAGACTTGAACTAAAGAATGCTCGTTGGTTATATCGTCTAATCGATGAGAATGGCAAAGATAATACATATATACGAGTAATAGAATAATGGAAGGTTGGCCGAGTGGTCTAAGGCACCTCACTGCTAACGAGACGTACCTTAATCGGTACCGAGGGTTCGAATCCCTCACCTTCCGCCATATAACAGGGAAAGAAGTCATGAAAAAGTTTTTAATCGCGGCAGCAGTTTCAGTAGCAGTGCTGGCTGGTACAATTCCGGCACATGCTGATAACTCCGAAAACGTTATTATTGGAATTTTAGGTGGTGCACTCGGTGGTCTAATTGTTGGTGAAGTCATCGGCAATAACAATCGAGTATATGCAGCACCTCCATATCTACCACCGCCAGTCGTGTTATATGAAGAAGAATATGTACAACCAGCACCAGTTCGTTGTGTGTATAAAAAGAAGCGGGTATATGATCCAAACATCGATGGATATGTAATCGTGAAAAAGAAAATCTGTTATCAATAGAAAGTGGGCACCTTCGGGTGCCCTTTTGCATTATGAACCCATTCGAACAAAGAAGAATAATCAAAGAAGAACGACTAGAAGTCTGTAATTCCTGTGAACGCTATGATAAGGAATCTACGCGATGTAAAGAGTGTGGATGCTTCATGGAGTACAAATCTTTCATACCTTTTGCCAAGTGTCCACTCGGAAAATGGAATAGATAAATACTCATAAATCTATCTATGAGGAATAACATGAACCTAACCTTTAGAGAATATAAAATTATATCAGAAGCAAAACTAAACGCTACGGCAGCATCACCTGTTGGGGCTCGACACATTGAAAAGTATGTTGATCCGTATCTTCCTAAAGGTGACAGACATGCACCTGATACCCATGAGTTGGAAAAAGATCATGATGGTATTCCAAAAGGAACAAGACTTACGGTCAAGCGCAAAGAAATAGATAAAAACGGCGTCACTCATATACACGCTACACCGTCTGGTAGTACAAGAACTGTTAAAATTCCTTTAAGTTCGATTCGTAAGCCGAGCGACAAAGATGGCAAACATAATGAAGAACATGCTGTAAAGAAGGTATGGAATCACTTTTCGAGAATGAGTGCAAAAGATAAGGGCAAACACAGCCTTGATAGCACGTTAGCTGAAATTGATAAGGCAGAAAAAGATCCAAAACATCCTCTACACATCAAGAATGCTGAAGACCACGAGTTTTCAGGTAAGATTTCAGGCAACAACAAAAAAGTAGGTACTTCGGAATCTCATAAACTTGCAAGAAAGACATACTATCAAAATCTAAGAGACGCTGCACATACTTTACATGGAATGAGAAATCATCCAGACTTTTCTGATCACTATAAAGATGGTGATTCTATGGAACATTCTGGCAAAGCAAAGCCTAAACTATCTAAGCATTATCTAAGCAAAGGTGTGACTGGAGCTGGCGCAACGTCAAAAGGTGATGCGCTGATCATCAGGTCGAAAAAAGGTACGAAAGGTGTTAAAGCCATCTCGTTCAAAAAGACAGGCAACTCACAACTTATGTCTGGAAGTCCTGCAGAGTTTCATGCCATCTATAGCCATGCTATGAAGAAAGGCAAGATCGATACACCTGAAAATGAAGAACACCTGCAGAAAGTCAGAAAACATATGGAAGCTGGAGACCACGAACGCGCCCATAAGATTGTACAAAAACTTCACGATAAACATCCAGACCTGATTCATCATGTAGCAGAAGAAGCACTGACCGGTAATGGCAAGTTTGCGACCGAAGAAGGTCGTGCGACACATATTGCTGAGATTGGCAAAGATGCTAAAGTCATGACTACAAAAGAATTCTTAAAAGCACATAAAGAACCTATTTCTAGATTAAGACCAAGAATTAGAAAGAGTAAGCACCTTGGTGGAACAAAAGCTACTGGAAGCCTTGAAACACCAAAACTTCCAAAAAGAAAAAAGAAACTTACTGAAGGAATGTTGTCTTACATAAGAAATAGAATTAAAAATGCCAGTTAAAACAGTATGCCCACTTGGAAAATAGAGTAGATAAATACTTTAAAATGGAGTGATTCTATGGCGGCATTGTCAACAACAGAACTGTTAAAATATGACTGGCGAATTAAAAAATTTGCTGATAAGTATAAAGCAGGTGAACCATTTGAACTTACATCTAGGATTAAAGTTAATTTATTATATGAAGGTGCAATTTACAAAGCACTGTTAAGTAAAAAACAACTAGAAATTCAAAAAATAGTATTTAAAGATGCGAATAGCAAGACTAAAAGATATAAATTAAATAATTTTATGAAAAATGAAGAATTTGGAGGTAAACCGCCAGGTGGTGGTGCTGGTGTTGGAATTGAAATGCGAGAAATTGATTCCATCAATAAACAAATGAATGAGATAAGATCAAAAACAGGCGAAAAGTTTGTTCCTATTAAAGTTAAATCTAAGACATACCGTGCTGTAAAATGCGTTAAGACAAAAGGTGTACCTAAATCAGACTTTTCAATTCTTGATGAAAATGGAAATGAAATTATATGGTTGTCCCACAAGGAAGGATCATCAGCAAGAGATTTTCAACAATGGGGTGGCATGACTGAGGCCAATATACAAAATCATCCAGAATCGCAAAAATTTATTAAAAAGATACAAGATAAATTTCCTAAAGGCATACCAAATGCAACAACTGTTGCATCTATGATAAAGGACAATAATCTTAAAAGAATGTCAATATATGGTGTTGATTATAAACATGATGCTCCTTTAGGATTACAAAATGTAAGTGTTGTTTTGCAGGGTCCGGTAAAACTTATAAAAGTTGGTAAATCATGGCAATTCAATGCAAACCACTCTCATCTAAATGGTGAAGACATAACAGGAGATTTTGAACCTGTTATGATGGCAATATATAAAGGAGATAGAAGCAATTTTGGAGTAGCTGGTGCTAGATTTGCGATACAACCAAAAGGATCTAGAAAAGTTACAGAGTGGATAAAATGATAAATTTTCACGACTATCTAACAGAATCAAAAGAAGGCAAAAATCTTCACTTAGAACACTTGGAGGACGAAGTACTCAATGGAGGAGTTTCTGGAACAAGAGGTGCAATATCCTTTCTACAGTCTCTTCGTGATATGCTCGCTGGTCATGCTACTGGTAGAACTGTCAACTTAACAACTAAATGGGATGGTGCACCAGCCATCTTTGCTGGTATCAATCCAGAGAACGGCAAGTTCTTTGTCGGCACTAAAGGAGTATTTGCTCAAAACGCAAAGCTCAATTATACCAATGCAGACATAGACAAGAATCATCCTGGTGCAGGACTAAATGTGAAGCTAAAGATTGCCTTGAAGTATTTGTCCGAACTTGGTATATCTGGTGTTATGCAAGGCGATATGATGTTCACTTCATCTGATCTTAAGACTGAAAAGATTGATGGCAAGTCTTACATTACATTCCAACCAAACACAATCGTATATGCTGTTCCTGCTGATAGCGGTCTTGCTAAATCTATAACATCTGCAAAGATGGGTATTGTTTGGCATACAACATACAATGGCGATACGATGGCCGATATGAAAGCATCGTTTGGTGCTGATATCGGTGGTATGAAAATATCAAAGAATGTGTGGTATCGTGATGCATCATTCGTTGATGCTTCTGGTACTGCTACATTTACCAAGCAAGAGACGGATACTTTGAACGCTATTCTATCACAAGCTGGTTCATTGTTTAGAACAATATCTCCTCGCACACTAAACCAGATTGCAACAAACGACACATACAAAATTACAATCAAAGCCTGGAATAATCTAAAAGTTCGTGAAGGTAAAGAAATTACAAACACAACATCTCACGTTGCTGGACTTATTTCCAGTGTAGAAGAAAAGTTGAACAAGTCTATTCTGGAAGCAAAGAAAGCGGATACCAGACAAAAGCGTGAAATGGAAAAGAAGATTATCATTGGATTTTATAGAGCAAATAAAAATGAGCTAAAGAAAATATTTGACTTGCAAAATCTTCTGGTTCGTGCTAAAAATATGGTTGTGCAAAAACTACAGCAAGTACAAGATTCCGTTGGAACATATCTAAGAACAGATTCCACTGGACTCAAAGTAACAGCACCGGAAGGATTCGTTGCTATCGATAAGATCGGTAATGCAGTTAAACTTGTGGACCGATTGGAATTCTCACAAGCAAACTTCAACGCCACAAAGAATTGGTCGAAATGAAATATAGTGCATATCAGAAGAAGCATAAGAACGAAATTCGCACATTGAACGTGTGGGATATTGATGATACTTTAGGCAAAACATCTGCAAAAGTAAACATTAAGAAAGACGGTAAGGTAATTAAGTCTCTTGCAGCGGGAGAGTATAATAACTATAAGCTTGGTCAAGGTGAAGAGTTGGATTTCTCTCAGTTTCGTTCTGGTAAAATCTTTCGTGAAACATTCAAACCAATTGGTAATGTTCTGGATAGAGCCAAAAGTATTGTTATGAATCAATCTGAAAACTCTCACTCTATCATCATTACAGCCAGAGCCGATTTTGAAGATCATAAAGAGTTTCTAGAAGCTTTTCGTGATCATGGATTTCCTATTGATCATGTCTATGTTGAGCGTTCTGGCAACCTATCTAAGCTTAAGCCAAGCTCACCAGCACATATCAATAAGGGAGTTGTCATAAAGAAGTACCTCTCTTCTGGTAAGTGGGATAGGATTCGTATGTGGGATGACCATGAGAAGAATCTGGATATTCTATACAAGGTGGCCGCAATGTATCCTGATGTAGAAGCTGTTGGATATCTGGTTAAAGATGGTAGGGTATCAAAATATCTACCTAAGAAAGCAATAGCTGAAAGCGTCATTTCTGTCGCAAAATCGACAATAGTACGTAAGCTCTACGAAAGTTAAAGTTTACTAAATAACTCTATAGATTAACATTCCTATAGAGGGAAGTAATGATAAAGAAAACTACAGGTGTTGCCTTTTATGGCAAGGTGCGTATACCTACCATCGGTCACAAAGCAGCTATCGATCAAGCAAAAGATATAGCGACTAAGACTAATGGTAAACTTACTATAGGTCTATCAGGCACAGCAGAGCCATTAGATATTAAGACCAAGAAAGCTCACGCTGAAAAAGTGTTCAATCATCCTGTAGATACAGGCACTGAGCATACCAAGACATTATCCCATTTCCTTTCACATCTCCATAAAAGTCATGATCACTTGCATCTAGTCGCGGGTTCGGATCGTGTGGGAGAGTATAAGAATTTCTTAGACAAGTATAATGGTAAGAAAGATAAGAAGGGCAATGTGCCTTTCCATTTCAAGAGTTATACAGTACATGCTGCTGGCGGTGAACGCAAAGAGAGTAATAAAGATCCTCGCAAGATGAGTCGCGCAGAACTAACCAGTTCTGTATCAGCGTCTAAGCTTGAAAAACTGGCTAAAGATGGCAACTACGATCATTTTAAAGCATATCATCCAGATATGCCTGATAGTCATGTTCGTAAAGTCTTCACACAAATCCGCAAACATCATTCTCTAAACGAAGAAGTGACACGCAAAGAACTAGCACCAATGCTGGACTCTTTCGTGTCTTTTGCGTCTAATAAGCTTGGTCTAAAATCTATGCCCAATCTTAGATATAAGACGGACAAGGACGGTTATAATTCATTCGCAGCATACAATCCATCATCTAACGAACTATCAGTGTCTACTATGAATAGACATCCTATGGATATATTCCGTTCTGTCGCGCATGAGCTTGTGCATCATAAGCAGAATGAAGATGGTAAATTAGGTAAAGATATTGCGAAGGAAGGTTCTACTGGATCCGATATTGAGAATGAAGCAAATTCGGAAGCAGGTAAGATCATGCGCTGGTTTGCAAAGTCTAATCCAGATATGTTCAAGCAGGGATATGTTGTAGAAGATCATGCTGCAAATCATGCTTCTGGTGGTGATATAAGAGGTATGGGATATGTTACAGGGCAAGTATCGCCCACAGTTGTTTCTAACTATCTAACACAAAACATTGCCGACACAAAGAAGATGCAATCTTCCAACAAAACTCAAGTGTTGGATACGGGCGAAGGTGATTGGAAAGACGAAGAAGGTGCTAACGAATATAAGCAAAAAAATCTTCAAGAAGGTATAAATGACCCAGGCAAACTCAAGGCTATCTTCTTAGCGGGCGGCCCAGGTTCCGGTAAAGACTTTGTAATGAATTCAGTTCTTCGTGGTGAAGGGCTAAGAGAAGTCAATTCGGATGTTGCCTTTGAATATCTAATGCAGAAGAATGGTCTTGACCTTGAGATGCCAGACGAAGAAAGAGTTGAGCGTGATATTGTTCGCGGTCGTGCTAAGAACATTACCAAAGAACAAGAGAGACTTGCTCTTGCTGGTCGTCTAGGGCTTATCATCATC